CAATTGGTCGTCATTTTCTTCTTTATTTTCCACATCTGTAAATACAGTGTCTTGAGCTAAGAAAGGAACTTCATACCAACTATTACCATCGCTGTCTGTACAAGTTAATATCTCTGTTACATTTGATTGAGCTAAAGCTATTCTTTTATATTTTTCTGCGTTGTTAAAAGTAAAAAATTCTGTAGCTATATCACCACCACTAACTTTAACAGATTTTTTAAGTAAGTAAGTTACTGGAACATTGTTGTTACTTTCGTAGATACTAATATCTAAAGGATCGTAAGAGCTAGAAAATTTAAAATTACAATCCTCCTGCGAAACAAAGTTTATGCCCGAATCAGAACTAACTTCCATTCCAGATTGTATAACCATAGAATATCTTAAATCAGGTTTAACTGAGTAACTAGCACCAGTACCAGAACTTATAGCTGGTACAGTCTGAAAGACATCTAAATCAGTAGTGGATGGTGTCGCAAGTTTTGGTTTGTATCCTAAAGATTGTGCCATATTGTAAACAGTTCTTTTTTCTTCAGCAAACGATAGTAAACTTTCTTTGAATTGATTGTCTATATAATAAGATAAAACATCACCAACGTAAGAAGCCATCTCAATAAACATCATACCTGGTGATGATTCATTAAAATCATTGTATTCTTTTGGAAAATATATTTTAGCAAATTCGATTAGATTATCTTTAAAAGATGCAAAATCTTTATTTAAATATCTAACTTCTTTTACTGATTTTTTAGGCGCTGAATATGGCATTTTCCATCTCCGTTAAATTATATCTATTGGTTCATAGTTTCCAAAATCTAAAGAGAGTTGTTCTTCTTCACTTGCATCCGAAGCTAAACTAAATCTGATACTAACACCTACAGTATTTCTATCAGAAAAAACAGAGTCTATCGAAACTACATTCACAAATGGTAAGAACTTTTTTATAGCAGAGTTTATAGCTTCTTCTATTTGACTTTCTACATCACCTTCTTGCTCAAATATAACTTGTCTTAAATCACATCCAAAATTAGGATTACCTAATCGCTCTCCTTTTTGAGTGTTCAAAAGATTTCTAATATTAGATTTAGTTTGTTCTAAAGCAGTTTTAGTTCTTTTGAAGAACCCCTGACTACCATAGTTCATTGGTAATTCTAAACCAATATATACATCTGGATCTAAATCATTTTGAATTGAACTCATCTTTTAACTTTTTCCTTTGTCTTTTTTAGTACGTCACTATAGTTTCTTGTTAAGTTACTCATCACATCTTGCACCGCTGGATTAGAGATATCTGCTCCTGCTGCTTGTGCTGTTTGAACTGCTGATACTTCTCTCTTAGTTTTATCAGGCATCATATTTCCATATCCCAAAGTCTCTGCCATCTTAGACGAATCAAAAGTTTTACCACCCATTGTTGGATACTCTTCATATTCACTACCACCAGCAGTTTCATTTAAAATATCGTTTAACACTGGATTTTTAGTGTATGTGACTTTTTCCTTTGGTGTTTGTTTCTTTTCAGGCAAAACCTCCATAACATCATTTTCTACGATTGAAGATTTAGTCATAGACTTGATACCCTCACTAATAAATATCTTATTTACTTCTTTTTTAACTTCTTGTTTAACTATTTCTTTAATTAAACCAATAAGTTTTGTTGTTTTAGCCATAATAACTCCTGTCTTTTATATAAATATCTAAATTAACATCTTTCTGTTTTCTTCAGCAATTCTTTTTTGTTGCTCTCTTCTTTCCTTTTCTTTTGCTAATTTTTTTCTTGTATTAGTTAAAAATTTATCGAAACTTTCTATTATTTTTGGTGCGACATTTAACTCATCATCAATATCTTTTATCTCTTTTTTCAATGTGTCTATTATAAATTTTTGAGCGTATGCTATAGCGGCAGCTGCAGGGTTTAGAGCAGAACCAATAGTAGAAGCTTTTTCAGTTGTCTCAGCTACTGTTCTAGTATTATCAAAGCCAGTCTTTACTGAGTCTATACCATCTACAACATTTTGAACAGAATCTTTAAGATTTTGAGCATCATCTATTCCCTTCTCTATTTCTTCAACTACCTTTTCAGCCTGTGGGTCTCCTTTTTTGTAAAGAGACAAAGCTGTGTCAACCTTTTTGTTTAGGTTGTCTTTTTGTTTTTTGATTTGGTCATCAATTATTTGTTTTATCTTATCTGAAGTAGCACTCATATTACCCCCTTACTCCTGATGTTTGGAATATTATTTCACTTTCCCCCTCTACATCTGTGATATCATCGGTTTCATTATCCGAATCATCATCTGCTACAAACACTGTTTTACTAGCTATCTTAGGTAAGTTTTCTGTTTGTATTAAAGATATCTCTTTTTGTAAAGTCACCGCTGCATCTCCAATTTGTTTAGAATCTTTAGCGCCAGATAAAGCATTTAAAAAGTCATCAAGTCCAGCAAATAGTTTTTCAAAGACATCTTCTAATTCTATACTTTTAACTACGCTATTTACAGAATCAGGATCTCCTAAATTTACAGCACCACCTTTTTTATCTCCAATGTTTATTTCGTAGTTTGAACTTAAATTTATATTTCTACCTGCAAACATATGTATATCACTATTATTTTTTTTACCATCTCCTTTTGCGTTTACGACAACTTTGTCTGAATTTATAGTTATCATATCACCATTCATTTTACCACCTACCGATGGAGGCCATCTTACAGAATCAGCTGATGGTTCTAATTCTTCCAACTCCGGCTTTAGTTCGCCTGAGGTTATAAATATGGAACTACCATCTGAATTAATATCTTGTGCATGTGGAAAATCCATATCGATTATTTTTGCATCTGCTACAGATTGTCTGTTTGTAATTTTTATATTTGGATACATATATTTTTTGTCACTACCAAATTTTATTCCGTGTCCAAATCTACCATTTATAGAAATATCTCCTTGTTCAGAAAAGTTTCTTCTATTAAATTTAATTCTTTGAGGTAAAACTAATCCTTCACCACTAGCGCCAGCTGTTCTGTTTAAATTAGCTCTATTATATAGATTTAGTGGCATATCATAGTACAAATTATTTAAATGCGTTGTTACATTAACAACTTCACCTTTTAGTGGATATGTTGTAAAGTGAGGCGATAAAGGTTTTATAAATCCATCTATAACATCTCCATCACTTTGACTGTGTAAGAATCTAGCCTCTATAGAGCCATAGTAAGAATAATCAGGAACCTGTCTTCCATCTTCTAATTGTTTTTTAGGGAGAGTAGATGGATTTAGATTTACATTCAAAACCACCGCAGGTTCTATCTCATAAAATTCTTGAGTTTCGTCAACATTATCTTGTAAGATATTAAAGACATCTGTGTAACTAGCAAATCCTACTTTATCTGTATCTCTGTTTGTTATTTTAGGTGAATTACGAAATGGCATTAATTTTCAATCCTTTTCATATCTTCTGTAATCTCATCTGAATGATGTTGTAAATCAGTAGCCGCATCCTCTATCGCACCCAACAATTGTTCTTTTTCAGCATCAGATAATCCAAATTCTTCTTCCGAACTACCTTTACTTTCAGAAGCTATAATTCTTTGTACTATAGCAGCTACCTTTACTAATTGGTCATCATTCTTTACATTAATTTCTAAGTACTCTTTCAACATAGGAATAATCTGTACAGCAGTATCACCATCTTTAATAAATGAAGTTACTTCTTTCATAAGAACTTCTAATTGTGTTTTATTTCTTTCTGTATTATCATATATATCTTTAAATAAATCTGATAACGATTTACCTTCAAATATTTCATAATCGTTAGCCATTTTATACTCCGTATATGTATTATTAATTGTGATTATATATAAATATCAAAATATTTAACTTTTGGAATATATGTTATATTTATATATAGGGTATTAACCCTTTTTTTATTAACTAACGGGAGAATAAACGTGAAAGAGATAATAACAATGGTAAAAGGATATATAGATGATTTAGTTCATTTATTAACTTCTTTTGTTGCTATAGGTGCTGTTTCTGAAGTAATATTTGGAACTGGTGTCTTCGGCGTCAATGTTATTGGAAACTTAACATCAATCATAAACACATTCGGCGAATCAGGCTTCGCTGGACTCGTCGCTTTGTTGGTGTTGGTGGGTTTATTTCGTAAGTAGTTCTAAAACAAAAAAGGGGAGTTTTACTCCCCTTTTTTTAATTCTCTTTTACAAGAGAACCTGTGTAACTAACATCAACCATACCTATGGTATCAAACTCGTGTTGTAACCTTTTATTATATTTTTTCATAACATTAATTATGCGAGTTATATGTTGAGTGTTAGAACCTGTCATTTCACGAATAAGAATATATAAAGCTTTTTTATTAAAGTTTTCTATATTATCTTTTATTCTGAATATATGTAAAACAGCGTCAGCAACTCTAATATCTTTATCTCTACGAAATATATTAGTTAGATTAGAATCCCAAAATCTATGTAACTCATCTATAAATAAAACAGATTTTTCTGATTTATCAGAATCAGAACTTTCTCCCATAAGATTTCTTTTATAATCTAAGACATCCATTTCTTGATGTATCTTACCCATCTTATAGTTTTTGTTATTATTTAGTATGAGATAGTTTTTAGCGACAATACTAAAATAGGAAAATGCTTTACCCTTACCTTCTTTGAATTTGTGCATATTCATAACTAAGAAAGAAACAACTTCGTGCTTTACTTCTTCAGAACCTACATCAAAGTAATAAAATTTAAATGTATGAATAATATTTTCAGCTAACTTATCAAAAGCTGCTCTTATATGTTCATTGTAAATTTTATTTTTTTCATAAGGACTTTCAGTTTTATTATAAAGTATAATAGCATCTTCTGTACCTTGATTGAAATAATAGTTTTTACCTTTTTTCTTTCTCTTACGAGTTTTCTTAACTGCTGAACCTGATGTTGCTGTTACTGCTGACATTATTGTTGTTCTCCTTTGAATCTATTCAATTGATTTATTACTGTATTAATTTGTTTAAATATTACTCCAACTTCGTCATCTGCTTCAAAGTAACCTTTGTAATCTATTTTCTTAATTTCCATTTGAATCTTTTCTACTGTATTAATGAAGTCTGTTACCCAATCCTCTAATGCTTCTAACTTTGTTGTAATATTCCATATAACATAACAGGAAGTTACAAACAAAACAGACACTAATACAAGACTTATTTCTAAAAACATTTACTTTTCTCCAAACAATTCATCAAAAAGGTCTTGTGATTTCTCACTTAGTTTTGGTGATGGTTGTTTTTTCTTTTCACCACTAACGGCTTGTTTTATGTTTGTTGCTACCCTAACATTTTCTTCTTCGTCTGCTCGTTGCCACTCATCATATTCGATGTGAGTCGCCATCATATCTGCTTGATGAAGTATGTACGCTATGTTAGATTTTAACGACCAATCGGGATTGTAAGAAATGTAGTAAGACTTATTTGCTTCTTCGTACATACCATCGGTTAATCGTAATCCGATATACTCCCATTCCGACATTTGAACACCGAAATGATTTAGAAGAAAAATAGCTCGGTCGGTAACTGTCATATATTGGAGTTTCGGATTGTGCTTAAATATTTCTCCTTTATTCTTACGATGCCATTCGGAGTCTTGTGGGATATAATAGTCTTGATTTAAATCACCAACCTTACCTAAGTCGTGGTGCATCGCAGCGAATATGAGTTCTTCATCGGTGAAGTTAATCATAGCGCCATTAGACTCCCACATCTTTTTGATTTGAATAGCGCAATCAGTTACGTGTAGTACGTGTTCTACATAACCACCAACCATAGCATTGTGATAAGCTGACTTACCACTAGCAGGTGCTAATGACATTCTATCCTCAAAGTATTTATACATCTCTAAGAGTTTCTCTTTACGTTCTCCTTCAAATGTATCTTCAATAAGTTTCATCAACTTATTCCAGTTATCTAATATTTGTTGTTCTGTAAGTTGTTTCATTTATCTAACCTCATATCTATTTTTTGTAAATCTTATTGTTGATTCTGTTCTTAATCTATTTCTGTATGGACTAAAAGATATCCGCACACCCCAACCGAGATAATCTAATATTTCTTTTTTTGTAACCGATTTCTTTTTATGTATGAAATCTACGATTTTATCATACGACTCACTTTTATCTCCAATCATATCAAAAGAATCAGTTTGTAAAAAACTCCAACCATCAAACCATTGAGGAACTCTACTAGCCCACGGAAATTCTTCTATCTTTGTTTTCAAATATTCTTTGGCTTTATCCACACTACCATCATCATCTAAAGCACCATTCAATCTTTTTAGGAACTCATCTTTACCATCGTATAACAATGGGTATTCCTTTCCAACCATTTCGGGATAACATAGCTTATTTGGCAATATGTAAGGAACACCCATACTAAGTGAATCTGTTGTTGATATAGACCAAGCAGAGTATTTCTGAAATGTTCCAACACCAACGTGCATTGAACGGATAAAATCTAAATACTCATCTCTATCACTTATCTTAACTCTTTTGGAGTAAGGTCTATCTAAATCGGCGAGTGTGGTATAGACAGTAAAGTCTTGGCGTTGTTTGTATAATTCATCCATTCTGTCTATAAACCAAGTCCAACCTGTATAGTAATTATCTCTATGATTGAAGATAATCGTTTTCTTTTTTGTTGGAACTTCTACATTGTTAATCTTATCTATACCAAGATAATGTGGTTGAATGATTTTATCTAACTTAGAAATAATTTCATCATTGTAATATTTCTTAGCCTTCTTCAAAACCAATTCCTTCAACCATACGCTATTTACACCACACTCTTCCATTTCTAACATACCATTGTAATTGTCCATAAGCATACGCTTACTATAGTTTGTATTTTCATCTACTTCATACCAATGACAATAACCAACATACTTAGGAGATATATTAGTGTCATTCTCTAATAGGTTACTCATATTCAATGTATGTTCTGGCAAATGAGAGTATACTACATCGTAATCAGTTTCTTTCCATCTTAAATTAGCTTTGATTTCATTATAATTAAAATGACATCTCATAGCGTTTGGATAAGATGGTAAGTTAATTGGTATTTGTGTAGTGTTCTCAAATGTTAAACTTTTAATATCACCTGGCGACATTATTGTCCAATGAATATCATCACGAACTTTATTAAGTTCTTTAATTACATTACGCAAAACTACCACATACGAATCTTTTTCTAAGTCACGCATATATGTAATGTTTGGATAAACAAGTATCTTATATGGATACTCTCTATCAGAATCTTTTTCTTTTGTAAAATCAAATATGTTCATCGACCAACTTCGCTTAAATACATTTCTTTAGTTTCTTCCCAAGTCTTTCCTACGATATCGCCGTAGAACAACTTTTCTGGTTTGAGTCTACCTTCATCAAATAACTTAGTGTATCTTTTGATAGCTTTTGGTTTCCACCAATTCATAATATAGTCACTATCTTCAGAATACTTTTGTTTCATCTTTAAATCTTTTTCTTCTATTTCACCTCGTAAGAACTCTTTACCATTCTCATACATATCAGCATAGTAGATACCTCTTTGAAACCCGTGTTCGTAATCTGATGCTTTTATACCAACGGCTTTAAAAATTAAATTAATTGTTTTCTGTTTTACACCAGTTGGAGGACCTGATACTCCTTCTTTTTGTGTTGTGGCTTTTTTATATTCTGATTCCATATTCTCTCTAACCCAATCGTGCCATACTTCATAAGTAGCGTCATCTGGCTTTAGAGCTATTCTACCAACTGATTTACCCATAGTACGCCAAAGTGGTATAGAGTTATACATAGAGTGAATACCATACAAAGATGTAGTGGACATACCAACTAATGTTTGACCATACAGTTTCTTCCAAGCATCTCTGACTACAGATGATGTAACTAAAGCAGCTACCAACTTACCACCTAAAAAATTATATCCTAATGGTTGAGCACAACATATAGTTGTACCAATAGCAGTATGTTTTAGTTTACCATCTTTAAATTTATTGTCTAAAGACCAACCAATATATTTATCTCTAGCTCCTAACGAAGTTACATCAGAACCTAAACATATAACACCTAACAATTTGCCTGTTACTTTATCTTTTACAAAGAACTTTAGATTTCTACCAGGATTAGCAGTAAACTCCATAGTATGAATTAGTCTACGAACTAATGTCCAAGTCTCATTATCTTTAGCATTACCCTGTTCTAACATTTCTACATAAGGTTCTAATGCAGCAAGCTCTATTATAGTTTGTTCTTTATTTGTGATATCAGATGGTGTCCAAATAGAATTATTTATTCTTCTGAACTTAGATGCTTTTTGTGTCATTGAATAAACATCAGCGTTGAACTCTTGCCATTTCTTATAAAGTGTTTGTTCTTGTACTGACATTGTTTTGAGCAGATTAAGATTATCTATGAAAGTTTTACGCTCTTTGTCGAAGTCAAATTTTGGTTCGTCAAAAAAATCACCGAATCCCATAACATTTCCTATATTTATTTTTCAATTAGTAAATAGCTTTTAGCCAAAAATTTTGAGCGGAGGGTAGGAGTCGAACCTACATCTCTTCTTTGGAAAAGAAGTGTGTTTCCTATAACACTTCCCCCGCAATAATATATATATATTTATATTCCCAAATACAATTTTATTTTTATTTTTTTTCAAATTTGTTGTGGTGTTATTAATCCTGTTTGTATAAATGTTGATAGCGCAGTTAAAGCGCTAGTTATTGCTGTAGCACCCGCTGGAATAACGACACCAGCTGCTACAGTTGCTGGTACACCAGCTGCTGTAATATTTGCCGCAATAGCAGTTTGAATTGCTGTAATTTGTCCGAGTGCAGCTCCAGTTATATTTACTCCAATTCTAGATGGTGGTGCAATTGCACCAGTGGGTATTAAAGTAGTTTGTATCGTGGTTATGCTTGCTATAGCTGATATTAAGTTAGCGCTTACAGGAGCAATTACAGTAGGATAACCTGCAGCCGCTGTACCAGAGGCTGTGGATATTGGTATGGATACATCTATAAAACCTTTAGCTGCTATTGCTGGTGGTAATAATACACTTGCCATTTTACTTTCCTATATTTAGTGGAGCTGAGGGGAGTCGAACCCCTGTCCAGTCTGTATTTTTCAATGAGTCATTCACAACTTAGTTAGGTTACTACCCTCCGAGAAGTTACCTACAAACCACCGACTATTTTCTTAGATAGCTCTGTATGTTCTTTTATACTCATAACATCTAGGAGTTGGTGTCTAACTTATTTTATGACCGAGTGTTAGACAACTCAGTAGCTTATGCAGCGTATGCGTAAGCTGGTTGGTCATTACCGATTGGTAACTCAACTGAGTAATCATACTCAGCTAAATGCCAATCAATGTCCAACCCTTCTAGCGATAATTCGCCAAATAGAA